ATTATTTAATTTATTTAAGGGAGAAAAAATGATGGAAATACTTTGGGTGTATACAATTATAAGCACACTAATAGGTTTGCAAAATGCTGGTGTGATATGAGTTATAAAATTAATATAACACTAGAGTTTAGAACTAGACCTACAAAAGCAGAGGTTGAAAATAAATTATTTGATTTGATACGAGATGGATTCACATTAAAAACAAAGGAAGAACATGAAAGAGAAAAAAGACTTGTGGCAAAAGGGCGGAAGTCACTACCAGGATTTTAACATACAGCCCTCACAGTTTATTAATAAAAACAAATTATTATTTGCTGAGGGTAATGTTATTAAGTATGTATGTCGTCACCAAAGTAAAGGCAAAGCTGAAGACATTAAAAAGGCAATACATTATTGTGAAATGATTTTAGAAAGGGATTACAATGTGGGTAAATAATAATGCAACGGCTTCAAGGGGTGTAGAACATAAAGAAGGCGCTAGTAGACACGTTATGAAAACTTTTTTACCTATGATTCCAAGAACCGATGAATACTACGATAGATATGCTGTTTTAGATAAGAAAGGTAAAATAGTTGAGATAAGAACAAGAGCACAAGATGAAATCGAAAAACATACAAAATGGCTAAACAAGTTATATGGCAATGAAAAAACAAGGTAGAATCATAAGCAAAACATTTTTACAGGCACTCAGAGGCCATTTAAACGGGTTTTTATTTCAAACACAAGCTCACAGGGGGTTTCATTGACAAGTTTACAGCTTACATTGAATTATAAGAAGAATATATGGTCTACACCAGTAGAATACAAAGATTTATCCGAAGCAAAAGAGATCGCAATAGATTTAGAAACAAAAGACGATGGTATCAATGAAGGGCTTGGTGCTGGCTGGGCATTAAACAAAGGTAAGATAGTAGGTTTTGCTGTAGCAGTTGAGGGTTGGCAAGGATATTATCCTATGGATCATTTTGGTGGTGGTAATTTAATAAAAGAACAAGTGCTGCAATATATGAAAGATGTTTGTGCGCTGCCTTGTCGTAAGATATTTCACAACGCACCTTACGATGTGGGATGGCTTCGAGCACATGGTATTGAAGTCAATGGAGAGATTGTTGACACTATGGTTGCTGGAGCATTAGTAGATGAGAATAGATATTCTTACAGGTTAAATAGTCTAGCAAAAGATTACCTGGGAGAAATAAAAGCTGAAACAGAATTAGTAGAAGCTGCTAAAAGTCATGGAGTAGATCCAAAAGGTGAGATGTGGAAGTTACCAGCTGAACATGTTGGACATTATGCTGAGCAAGATGCACGACTCACGTATCTTTTATGGCAACGATTTAAGGTTGAGCTACATCAACAAAATTTAGGAACTGTATGGGAATTAGAAAGAGATTTACTACCCACACTTATAGATATGCGATGGAAGGGTGTTCGTGTAGATGTGCAGCAAGCAGCAATGTTAAGACAAAACTTTATAAAAAAAGAAAAAGATTTATTGCACAAGATAAACAAAATGATTGGTAAAGACATAGACATTTGGGCAGCTCGACAAATAGGATGGGCTTATGACAAGTTAGGTGTAGAATACCCTAGAACAGAAAAATCAAAAGAGCCAAGCTTTACACAAAATTGGTTGTCAAACAACACACACGATTTTAGTAAATTAATTGTGCAAGCTAGAGAGATAAATAAGTTTCACAATACATTTTTATCTAGTATAATGAAATACGAACACAAGGGTCGGATCTTTGGTGAGATTAATCAGCTACGATCTGACAATGGTGGGACTGTTTCTGGCAGGTTATCTATGTCAAACCCTAACCTACAACAACTACCTGCTAGAAACAAAGATTTTGGTCCACTAATCAGGGGACTATTTTTACCAGAAGAAAAATGTGAATGGGGTAGTTTTGATTACTCCCAACAGGAGCCTAGACTGGTGGTTCATTATGCTAGTAGTATTGGTGAAGGATATGAAGGTAGCCAAGAATTAGTAGAGGCTTATGCAAATGCAGATGCTGACTTTCATCAAACAGTAGCTGACATATGTGGTATTGGTCGTAAAGAAGCAAAGACTATCGGACTTGGCTTGATGTATGGTATGGGTAAACACAAACTATCTAATATGTTAGGTCTTGAATATGATGAAGCTATGGCATTGATAAATAAATATAACGATAAGGTGCCTTTTGTTAAGCAGCTCTCAGATCGTTGTATGCGTAAAGCAAATGAGTCTGGATCTATACGAACTAAAAAAGGTCGCAAATGCAGATTTAATATGTGGGAGCCAAAAGACTTTGGTATACATACACCTGACACATATGAAAACGCAGTGGCAAAATATGGTCGAAACAATATTAAACGTTGCTATACTTATAAGGCACTAAATAGATTGATACAGGGTAGTGCAGCTGATCAAACTAAAGCAGCAATTGTTGCCTGTAAGGAAGAGTTAAACATACAACCTATGATACAGATACACGATGAACTATGTTTTAATCTTGAGGATAGGAGCCAGATAGATAAGATAAAAAAGACTATGGAGAAATGTATGGAACTAAATGTACCTAGTGTTGTAGATGTAGCAATAGGAAAAAACTTTGGCGAAGCAATGTAAGGGTATTGACATATCCGATAAAATAACATATATATAGTATATGAGTTACGTTCGGGCTTTTTTCAAT